GTAGCAGACGTTACACTAACAACAGCCGCACAAGGTAACATAACTTCACTTGGTACATTGACAACACTGACTGTTGATAATATTGTTATTATTTGTATCTAATATATCTTCAAGTTTTATGTTACCACCGTTTGCTGATAAACGAGCATCACCGCTTTCGTGTCCGCTATCACCAATAATAAGTTTGTTTGCTATAACTTTAATAGACTCCATTGTTGAAGTCGTATTACTTGGTGTTGTTTCTACGATAAACTCTGTGCCTCTGTTTGAGCCAGACTGAACGCCAACTGTTTTACCTAAGATACGAATGTTTGCTGTGCCTGGTAAACTTGCTCCATTAGCCGCGTTACCATTAACAACAAGAATACGTTTTGCATCACCTAGTGC